GCATTGTCTATTGTCTTTAATAGACCCTCGTAAGTAGCTGATATTTTAGTATTAAATAAGGTTGCCATACTTTTTCTTTTTATTTATTTTGTTTTTTAAAAAAACTTTTAATTTTTTAATATTCTTTTCCTTTGGTTTGTAAATCATAAAACCCATCCGTTAAATGTAGCATTATAACTAGGGTATAAGTCATCGTCTACGTTATTTGTATACTCTGGAAACGTAGCTTGGTTAAAACTCATAAAATCTATAAATCTTCTGGAGTACCATTCTGCGTTTGTTCTTGCTTTCTCAACTAAAAAATCAACTTCGTTTTTGTCTACAGTTTGTGAGTTTTCTGATGTGTGTTTAAATACACCACCATTCTTAATCTGATAGGCTGCAAAAGGTATGTAGTTAGATTGTGCATACCAAATTAACATACTTACAATATAATCATCTAAAAGTTTTTTCCACCTTTCATTTGCTGCTAAATCAATTCCAGCTATAATAGCAGCAGTCAACCCCTCATACATTTTTGTTCCTATGATTTGTTGTAAATCAATTTCTTGAGCAATCTTGATGAATTGTATAAACTTATCTGTATCAACATTCCCATCAATGATAGAGTTTCTTACTAAATCTGTTCTATTTATAAATAATACTGTTGCCATATTTATCGGTTTACAAATCCCTCGTTGGGCATATTAATTGGTTTTGTCCCTACTAAAGGATTGTTTTTCTCTGGTCTAAACCCTTTTCTTTTTGCTTCTGCAACACTAATTTTAGGAGCCAGTGGACTTTTAACATCTATTCTTTTATCCTTTGGTGTAAACATATAAGTCTTCCTAGCCCAGTAATGATGGCAAGCTCCTCCGCCTTTATATAAATCAGTTCTTTCAGAATTATTATGCAACCATATAGAATAGCCACTTGATTGCTTACCTTTTTCTGCCCAACCATAGTTTAGCTTTACACTATCCATTTTTACAATATCTTCTTTGCGATATATTTTTGCAGCAGCAACCATTTTATCACAAAATTCTCTGCTATTTGATTGTGTTGTCAATGGTGCATATTGATAACGTACTTTAAACTTCATACCCTCAAAATCATCATCTTGCTCAGACTTTGCATTTGGTCTTGCTGTACCAGTAGATACAAATTCCCATATTTTAGATAATGTACTTTTATTCTTCTTGTTTAGTTCGTCTATTTGGTAATCTAGTGCTTGTTCATCTTCATAGTCAACTTTTCTTTCATCAATTAATTCCCATTCACTTAAATCTTCATCTTCACCAAATTCTTCCATAAAGTTATCTAGTTCGGTTCTAGTTACTTCATCGTGTGTTTTACAAGGCATATAATAAACAACCCCATCTTCTTCGTGTTCGTGGTGACCCTCACAACCTTGTTCTTTGGCTTTTGCTTCTGCTTCTTCTATTGTCTTATAAGCATCTTTTCCATCTATCTTTTTTAGATTTACCGACATCTCAACACCTGTTTCTTCTTCTATAGTCTCACTATCTTGTAAGTCTTTATCTACATCAGTAAATTCTAGTGGCTGTAAGGTCGTAAAGTATAGGTTTAAGGCTATATCATTGTAAGCTAGTATTTGGTCAAAGCTATCAATTAAAAGCTCTTGAAATGGCCTTATAACGGTGTTATCCATTAACAAGCTGGCTGTCTTTATTTCATCGGCATTTGACGAAAATCCGTTTTTTGTTTGTATACCTAATAAAAAAGGTGAGACCACCCTATGGGCAATTTGGATTTTGGACGTACTTTCCTCTGACAAAAATTGGTATTGGTTGTGAGCATCACTTAGTTGTACTGGTGTTATTTCTGCTTGACTTTCTTTATTGTCGTTAAAAGCTAAAATGAATTTACCAGCATTACTAGTTCCAGAAAACTTCTGTGCAATTTTTGTTTCTATTAATTGTCTTTCTTGTTGGTTTGGAGTACCGTTGTTAAAATTGATTAACATACTGGGGCTCAGACCGTTAAGAATATTATTGAGGTGATAGTTCGACACCTCCTCTTCTAAGCTACAGTACTGTAAACCTCCCTGATAATCGACAGGGGAATAGTAGTAAAAGCCTGATTTATAGGGTTTTATGTAATATATCTCTATGCTTTCTTTAGACATACCAAAAGCTGGTATTCTTAAAGGGTCATCACCTTTCTTAATGTTTGCCCAATCGTTAAAATAGTAGTATGCTGGTACATTACCATCATCATCACACTTTTCTGCTCTTAAAGTCTCAATAGGCATATGCTCTAGTTGAACAATCTTGCTTCTATCCTTTGAGTATATAACTTGAATAGCAGCTTGCCCCATCAACTTTAAATCATAGCAGCATCTTCTTACAACATCTTTTCTAAACAACGAAACCATTTGTGCATACTCATTAGGCTTTCTATTGCTATCTGTAGCATTTAAACCCTTTCCATAGATTGCTTGGCTAATTCCATTAATAGCTGCATTGTTTGTAGGTGAACCATTATAACGGTCTATAAGGAACTGGAAATAGTTGTTATTTTCCCCATAGGAAATCCACATTTCTCCATTCACTTCCTTAACCTCTGGTGATGTATAAGTACTTAAATTAACAAAACCAAATTCTGATGATTTAGATGCCTTTGCAAATTGTCCTTTATTATTTCTTTTTCTCATATTACAATGTAATCATTATTAAAACCATCATAGCTTGTGTATTGACCTTTGTTTAATTGGTAATAGTCGTTATCGTTTAATTGGTCAATATCTTGGTCGGTACAAAATATTTTATCCCTGTAAAAATCTTCTTTATAATCTGAATCTTTTTGCCAAAATATATCATATAAATTCCAAAAACTATTGTTACTATTCCAAAAGTTATAATCTAAATATAAATACAAATCATAAAAATGATTTTCAACTAATTTAGGTGCAAATATATTGCTAAAACTTAAATAATTACCAGAAAGTGTAGCCGTTGTAATTGGATAGTCTACAATAACATTTGTGCTATCATCTCGTATTTCCATAGTAAACTTACTAATGTAAGTTCTTGGTATTATTAATAGGTTTTGTGCGGTTGCGGATGTGGTTAATATTATCATCAATTATATAACGTATAAATAAAGGTAATTTGTAAAAACAAAAAAAAAGCACCCGATTAAGGATGCTTTAAATTTTAACTAAATATTAATTAGTCTTGACCAGGTAGTGTTGGTACTCCAACTGGTGTTGGGTCAATCTGTAATGCAGATGGTGTAACCGCTGCTGCTAAAAAGAAAGGTGCTACTTCTTCCATTCCCTCGAATGTTAGTGTAAATCCTGAGAGGTCACCAGCGGCAGCCCCAGTAACCACAGTACCTCCCGTGCATTCCATTCCATTTTCTAAACCACATAAAAAGTTGTTACCATAGTAATCTTGTACTACGATATTTGGTCTAGATATTGCTAAAATTTGTAATTCTCTTTGAGTTTTAGCATCTAAAAATGTTAGTGTTAAATTTAATGTTTGTGTGTAAAATGTCGTACCGTTTTCTCTAGATGACGTCACACTTGTCTCTAAACTAGAATTTCCTTTTACAGGATATTCAAACCATACTGATGCTGGTGAGGCATCTACTATAGCTGCTTCTCCCGTTGTTCCGTCTACTGTTACACTTCCGATACCACCGAAATCTGCAAAGTAAACTCTTTTTATGCCACCAAAGGCACTCTTACAAGGTAGCTGTCTACCCGTTGTTAATGTACAAGCCATTGTTTTTTTTGTTTTATATAAAAAAAGGGTAAGCAGATAAAACCACCTACCCTAGTTTATTGATTAATTAATTACTATGCGTATTCTACTAAATCTGCAGCCACTCCAAATTGAACTGCGCTGGTGAATCTAAGTATCATTCTTACATTATTTGACCCGTCTAAATCGCTCATATCCAGCACCTTAACCTCTTGTGTTGAGTTTAACAACCCAGTTCCAAAGTATAAGTTAGAACGTTGTGCTGCAAACATTTTGTTAGCTGACATTCCTGGACATACAAAGATTTTTACTCCAGAAATTGTTAAACTGCCGTTGTTCCACCACTGTGTACCTTGAGCATTTACACCATTTGCTCCTAAACCACTTGCTGCAAAGCCACCTAGTGCTTGTACATATAGTTTAGCTGCTTGTGAACCTACATATAAAAAAGCGTCTTCCTTTCCGTATAGTGCTGCTGGTATCGCATCAACCACCTTGCTCATTTCTGCAATGATATTTCCTGCATTTAAACCACCACCTACTGCTGCTACTTGTTGTGCTGCTGGAATATCTCCTGCTGCTGCTGATGCTGCAATTAGCTTTTCAAACCCATCAAAAGAGTTGTTAGTTGCTGCTGCTGTATCACCTTGCCAGATACAAAATTCTGTGTTCTGTGCGACTTCGCTAGCTACGTGTGCAATAAGAAAGTCAGAAAACTTTGGCGGCAATGTTTGACCTAAACCATATCCCATTGACTGTGCTTCCCAATCGTTTACGAAATCATACTTACATAATTGTAGGTTAACTTGTAGCTCAGAAGGCTGTAATATCCTCTCTGTCAGTGTAATAGAAGATGTTGGGTCAAAATCACAACCCGCTGCTGTTACCAATGCACTTGTAGCCAATTGCTTGATTACCTCCTTAAAAGCGATGTTGGCCTTAATTGTTAAACCACCATCATCAATAGTTGATGCTGACAATAATGCTGCTGCAATATAGGTTCCAGCAAACTCACCAGCATAGCTAGTAGTTATTGAGGTGGTTGTTGCTAAATTTACGTTTCTTTTATTCATTTTATTTATTTTTAATTATATTATTATTATGCTTCTGATGCCCAGATACCTTGTGAACCTACTATGTACCATTCGGTTAAAGTTACTGCTCTTAACTCACACCAGTCTCCAGTTTTTGATGTTGCTTTTGTATTGATAAAATCTTTACCAAGTACACCAGAAGCATCTACTACAGAACCAGCTAGTGTAATACCACCTAAAATTTTGTTGCTATCTTTTGGTGACATAACTAATTTGTTGTTTGCATCTGCACCAGTATTTCTAAAAAATACAGTCATTCCTAAATTACCGCTTGTAATTAAAGGTAAACCAATAGTTAAACCATCAGTTGCTACGTTATGGTCATTGCCAATATCGCTTTCTAAAATATCACCAGTTACTGTATAATAACTTTGTGCTACTTGGTTTCTGTTTACATCGTTTGATGTGAAATTAAATGTACTCATTTTTTTATTTGTTTAGTTTGCTTAATACTCTATCTAAAGTTGTTGTGAATTGTCCTTTACCAAATTGCACTTGTGTTTTTTGTGCTGTCTTTGCTTCTGGGTTATGTTTGATTGGTTTTACTGCTGAAAGTTCTTCTTTTACTTCTTCCATTTTTTCTTCTTCCTTTTCTGCTTCTACTTTGTCAGCTTTTAAATCAGCAATAGCATCTTCTAGGTTTTGGATTTTATCTTCCATCTGTCTAAAGGTATCTTTAGTTACATAGTTTTCTTCATCCATCATTTTTTCTTCTTCTTTTTCTTCTTTTAAATCTTCTGTTGTTTCTTCTTCTTTAGCTGGTACTTCATCAGATACTTCACGTACATCTGCAATAACACCCTCTTCTTCTACAACTACCAATCTGCCATCCTCAAGGATGTACTCACCAACTGGCATTGCAATTTTCTCATTTTCTGTTACAATGAAGATTTCTTTACCTTTTTCAAATGCTTCTGCATCTACCACAGTACCATTTTCTAACTTTTGTTCTTCGAGTTTAACCTCGATGTTTAAAAGTGTTTTTATTTCGTTTAACATATCATTTGCTTTCATACTATTATATAACGTTTATTAAATTAAAATTTGCATTTTCAGTCAGTTCTTGTTATTACACCTATGCCTTGTGCTTGCATAGAGCCATCACAGCAAGAGATAGAATACTTATTGGTATCCCAACATAAACAAGCACGATTACCCCCAATAGGAGACGTCCTACTTGGAATAAATATTTTGTTGTTTTTAGTTCTAGGCATTAAGTATATCTTTTATCTTATTAAGTAAAATATCATCTTCACTCATTAAGTCTTCTAGTGTTTTGTCTTTAGGTGCTTCCATTCGGTCAGCGAAAAATCCTTCTATGCTGAAACCTTTTACCTTGTTTGTTTTAACATACTCATTCCAAACCTCATCATTGTTTACTTTTACACTTCCCATCCAAGTTCCTAGTGGTAAATCCATTCCATACTTTACACTTTTATCGTGTACTTTATCTTCTATCAACCAGCTTTCAACTAATGTTAAACCGCTTAATACTTCATCGTGTTCTAGTGTTGAATTGCTTTGGTTTCCTTTCTGTAAGAACATTTGAGATGCTTTTACAATAGTATCTTTAGAAAAGTATATGTAATATTCACCCTCTGAACCATTGCGGTAAATAGGCTTATTAGGGATTAACAAAGCACCCATTAGTATTTTCTTTTCTTTGTCTACCTCTGCAAGTTTAATTTCTTGGTTCTTTAAAGCTACAAAATCACTTTCGATGGCTGGGCTTTCTACAATAGAAATCGCTTCTACTCCAATATCATCTTGGTCTTCATCTAAAATAAGTTCTATTATCTTCATAAATATATAACGTGTTTAGTTTTTAATTTTGCATTTATATAGATGCACCCTCAATTATGTTTCTATCTAGTTCTTGTGCAGTAGTAACATCATTACTTACAACGTATGCTCTTGCTGGTCTTTGTGTTTGTCCGCCTATTGCATCTGCTAATTGGCTTTCACCACTTGAACCTACTACATTAAATGCTGGGGGGGTAGGGGAAGAACCTCCACCGCTCGGTAATGATGGTGTACCACCGCCACCGCCTCCAGGCCTAACAGATTTAATACTTTTAACCGCTGCAAACCCAGTAGCTAAAACACCCGCTATACTAGAAACTTTTTGTATTGTTCCAAATGGTTCTGGTAGTGTAGTTTCATTATCTAAAACTTCTGTAACTCCTAGATATGTATTCGTCAATGCTTGTGCTATTGCAAATGCTTTACCAGCTTTAGAGTTTTCACCTAAAATCTTTGCCATTGTGCCAAACGTTTGCCCAACAATAGCTATTTTTTGGTTTTGTAATATTTTTTCTTTCTTTAAATCATCATCTGCATTTTTATCTTTTACACCTTGTATCTGGTTTTGATAGAATTTAATTACTTCAGCCTTTTGTGCTTCTGTTGCATCTAGCCTGTCAAGTTCTGCAATTTTTCTTTCTTGTTCTAATGCTATTTTTTGCAGTTCTGTTTCCGCTTCTGCATCTTGTTGTTTTGTTACAAATTCTTTTTGTATTTTACCAATAGCATCTGTTCTTGTTTTTTCATCTGCTATTTTCTGGTCGTTTTTTGCTTTTTCTGCTGCTGCATCAGCTTTGTTATCTGCTTGTATTTGTTTGCTTATAGTATTAACTTCACGTTGTACTTGCCTGGCAGTGTTTGCCCTTGATGCAACTTGTCTGTTTACCGCTGCTATTGCTTCAGCTTCTTTAGTTAAGTTTTCTTTGTTACTTCTACTAAATGTATTTTCTTGTATTTGTGCATCACGTCTTAACTCTAGGTATTCTGTTTCTTTATCTAATAAACTATCCTCTAATACTTGCGCATCTAGTAAGGCTTGTTTTCTTTCTTCAGCAGTAAATTTATCTTCTTCTCTAGACTTTAATCTTAATAGTGCAATTTCACTTTCTAGTTTCGACCTTTCAACAATTAGATTTCTTTCTATCTTGTCCGCCTTGGCTCTCATATCTGCAACTTGTGCCGCTGCCTTACCCTCTTTTATTTGTTCTTTTGTAAAATTAACAACAGCTTTTGTGGCTGCATTAACAGCCATTACTACAGGGTTTATATTGTTATTTAATTTAACAAAACCATCTTTTGCATCTTTTAAAGCACCCTTAAAATCTCCAGAAAATGCCTTTTTAATTGCACCACCTAAAAGCCCCATACTATCAATTACACCATCTACACGGTCTAGTATGAACTCTTTAATACTTTTTGAAAAGTTCTTTAAACTTTCTACTGGGTTTGTAAATGCGTTAATAATTCCCTCACCTAAATCTGCTAACAAGTCTACAAGGTTACCAGTTAAAGCACCTATAACGCCCATAATCTTATTGAACTTGTTCTGCCCCTCCTCTGAACCTCTAAACGCAGCGGTTAAAGCAACTATCCCAATAATCAAAGCACCAATACCAGTAGATATTATTGCCGTTCTCATACCCTTAAAACCAGTGGTAACAAGTTTTAAACTACCAGTCATTTTTTTAAATCCAGAAACAGCTCCGTTAGTTAATTTATCTAGTTGCCCAGTTAATTCACTTGTATCAGATGAGGTTTTCTTTACTTCCTTGTCAACATTATCAATACTTTTTTCAAGACCTTTTAAATCTTTTTCAGCCCCATCAGTATCAACCTTTAAAGTGTATGTTTTTGTTATAGACATTTCAGTTCTCTTTTAAGTAGTTTAATTCCATTCTTTAAATTTTTTGGCAAAGCATTTTTTCCTTGTGCTATCTTTATGTTTTCAGTATCACCATCAACCACTTGTAGCAAGTCTATTATATTCTTAATCATAGTATTGTGTTTAGTAATTCAAATTCTGTTTTACCCGTTGTTAAATCTGTTGTTAGTGAATTAATCTTATATGTCTGTTGGTTCATTTCTATTAAATCATTTAACTGTAAATTGTAATACACTTTCATAGGTAAGTAAGCTGTAACTTTAGTCAATCTATTTCTAGTGTTAAAAATCTCTTGAATATAAGTCTTGTATTCTGTTTCAAATAAAGTATCTGTAAATTGTGCAGATAATGGTGGTGATGTAGTAGTTGGTTCGTTGGCTAAATACTCATTTATTTCTGCTTGAAAATGTATATTTTCTTTGCTTATTGCAGGGTCAATTTCTAAACTATTGCTAGGTATGTAATAACTTTGTAAATCTATCGGGCTAGCTGTGCCAAATGGGTCTCTTACTCTAACTTTAGTATTACTTACAGATTGATTTACTTTGTGCGCATAAAACAAAAGAGGTTCTCCTTTGTATGGTTGTTGGTTTTCATTTACAGAGTAACCCCATTGAACATCGGTTGATGTTGGTGGTGTTGTACCAGCATCGTAAAGTCTCTCATACATCATATGTTCAAAAGGCAATTCTATTTTATATGGTTCACTTGGTGCATCAAATATATCTCCATTAAGAGTAAAGGTTAAGCCACCCCATTTAGTGTTGAATAACTGATTAAATTCTTGTGCTAAAAATGTTTTTAAACCTTTGTAAGTAAAAGATACTTTATTAAATGGTAAAGCTACATCAGTTGTAGATTTTGTAGTATCAAGGTACTTGTCAATATTATAAGTAGTTGTACTTGCTGCATAGTAACTATCTAATGTATTTACTACAATAACATCATTCTCTACATAAGCTATTAAATTAAACATTTTAAACAAACCACTCAAAAAATCCATTATTTTCATTTCTGGTATTTGCTGATTTATATTAAATTGTGGCACTTGACCAGTGGTAAATGTAGCAGTACTTTTATATTCATCAAACCCAGAAAAAGGATTTCCACCAGCTTCAAGCCAATCAACCCTAGCTAATAAATTCCCAGAGGCAACAGAAATATTAACACCAGCTATTTGTAATTGGTAAGACGAATTATTTATAGTACCAAAAGAACCAGCACTTAAGGTAAGAGATTGCGAACCTTGAACATTTATTTTTTCAGCTACCATTGCACCATTCCTTAACATTTGAATATTATAAGGAACATTTTGATTTATTGGATTTATAGAAAAAACAAGTCTTGTTGGAGTAACTCCTATTGGTGCTGCTATAGTTATAATACCATTTTGTTCAGATGTTACATAAGCAGTTGGTAATGGTGCAGTTAAAGCAAAATCTTGATTTATGTTGTAAATAACAGGAACTTGTCCAGGCACTTCTACATTACCACTTTTACGATGTAGCCACATATACAATTTAGAATATTTTTCAGTAGTGTTGTTATTGAAAAAATCACTTGAAAAAGTAATGTTATATCTGTCTTGTATTGCGGTAATTATATCAGGCACTCTAACTGCATATTTAAACTCTGTAAATGAGACACCATTTTTTGAATTATCTGATGGTGTTGCATAAATGTTATTTATCTGGTCTTCTGCATTAAATGTTTCATTGCTACTACTGTTGTATATTAATCTATTTGTATGTGTTATTAAAGGGACAATCATTTGTGGTGCTGTTCCTGTTGTCATAAAAAACTTTACATCATCAAAACTATAGTCTTTATTGAAAAATTCTGAAAAACTCAAGCTGCTTAATTGGTCATCTGATATTATATCTTTAAAATTTACTGCATTACCAAAGAAAGTAATCTTGTACGTGTGTGCTAAATTGTTTTTTAACTCAACACCTTGTAACGATATTTTACCATCTCTAAAAGGTAAATCATTTATTTCTATAGTTGCATTTTGTTTTATTCTAGCATCAAACCCATCTTGAATATTAGAATTATAATAGTGTTTAAATATTTTGTTATTTACACTAGATGCTGGTACGGAAAAGGTTTGGGTAAATTCTGTAAATATTTTTGCAATGTCCTTTACATTTTTTATAGTTTGAGTAAGTGAAACACTTTCATCCTTAAATAAATCAACTCTTTGAGTACCTATGTATAATTGTAGTTTACGCATTATCTAATGTTGTTTATGTAATCAAATGCTTCTTCAAATTCTATTGTGTATTCTATTAGCCTATCGTTCACACTTGTTTTAAAAGCCATAGATGAGGTTTTAA